TCCAAAGAAGAGTTGCCGTCAATAAATGATTACCTTGGAGATGGTGATTTGCCTTCTTATAAGGATTTCTTAGAGAAGAAAGAAGAATTACCTTCAGTAGAAGAATATATTTCAGAATCAAATCAAAATCATATTGAAGAAGAGACTCAAACCATAGAAAATGCTGATGGTGAGTCATTTCTGGAAGTAATAGACGTTGTAAAAGCACCAGAATGGGCAGAACTGGTGCGTCTTGTCAATGATGTAAGAAAAAACATACCCGAAATACCTGAAATTAAATATTATGATACTGAATTATATGAAATAAGTGAAAAAATAGTCAAAATTCAAGAAAATTTATCACTGTTCAATGTTAAGAGTGATAAAATTTATGAATTAGATGAAAGAAATGAAGAATTTAAGGTAAAATTATCTGAGATTGAGTCAAAAATACCTCAAGTTCCAGAAATTAAGTATTATGATTCAGATATTGAATCAATTTTTGAACAAATTCAACATATTTCTGAAGGAATTGAAAATCTTCCAGAAATCAAACACTATGATACCGACATTCAATCACTTAATGATGAATTAAAGAAAGTTAGAGACCGAGATGTTCCTGATTTTAGGTGGATTGGTAATACTTTCAAATCTATTGATGAAGATTTTGAAAATGTTCAAGGACATTTATCATCAATTAGAAATAAAATTGAATCTGAGGTATCTGAACTATCAGAATCAATTAGTGTTAAAGAATTTGAACAAAATGTAAATGTTAGAAACTTAAATG